ATTACGCCGCTGCTTTCGCGGAGAGCACCGGGGCCGCCGAAGCGGGGTGTCCGGATGGGGCGGGAACATAAATCCCGCCCCGGTGTTGCGTCAAGACGCTTTGCGTTCCCGCGCAACCGCTTCCTTGCGGGCGGCGGCGTCGACGAGCCGGTTATATTCGGCATGTTCCGGCGTGCCCTTGGTCCCGGCCTTCTCGCGCCAGGTCGCATCCTGCATCTTGGCGCTCAGCGCCGCGTCGGGATCACCGCCGCCGAAGCCGCCGCCAGTCGGATCGCCGTCGACGCGGCGATGCTCGCCCATCTGCTCGCCGATCCGCATGAACAGTTCGACGGCCTTGCGGTCGCCAAGCACCTCGACCAGCTTGTCGGCGGTTTCCGCCTCGACGCCGAAATGGCGGGCGGCGTCCTGTGCCATCTTCTCCCGCGTGCCATAGTCCGCCCCAAGCTCGGCCTTGAGCGCTTCGATCGACGCGATCCCCTCGGCCTTGCGCGCTTCCTGCGCGGCGGTGGCATCGGCCTGCAACGCGGTCGCCAGCTCGTTATTCCAGCCAACCAGCGCGTCGACCTGGCGCGGCGTCAGGCCGATCTTGTGCGCCAGCGGACGGAACTGATCCGCCAGCTTGCCGTCCGCGCCTTCCGGCAGCTCGATCTTGTACTCGCCCGGATCCTTGGGCCGGCCGATCGCGTCGTAGAAGCTGTTCCACGCGGCATCGTCGGCATCGGCGCCGGGAAGGATGACCCGGCTCGACGCAAGGCGCCGGGCCTCGATATGCCCCCGTGCCAGCGCTTCGACATCGGCATAGCGGCCGAGCGTCGCGTCGCCGCGCAGATCGTCGGGAAGCCCCGTCATCCATTCCGGCGCACCACCGCCACCGCCACCCGCGTTCGGATCGGTGATGATCCCCGCGCCGCCGCCATTATCCTCGCTCATGCTTCATGCTCCCTCATTTCGCGCCGAAGCGCGGCCAACTTCTCACCGTCCAGTTTCAGGCTGTTCTGGATATGCAGATACACTTCGCGCCGACCCTCCATCCGGGCATGGCGGCGCGCGTCGTCATGATAGGTACTGGCGTCGGCGCCGCAGAAAGCCGCCAGATCGTCGAGCACCTTGGCCGCTGCCGGCGACATCTTGCCGCCGGGGCGGAACACCGCTGCGTAGATCGAATAGCGATCGCTGATCGCGCCGATCGCGCGGCGGATCTGCGCCACCATGTCGCGGGCACGCTCGCTGATGCGGTCGGCATCGTCACTGAGCGACACCGGCGCCTCCGTTCAGCCTGGCGAGATCCGTCGCGACCTTCGACACCACCGGCGCCGCTTCGAGGAGCTGTTGCGCCTGCCCCTGTTCGGCGATCGCCGCTTCCGACGCCGCGCGCTCGTCGTCGTCGCTTTCCCACGCCGCCGGCACCGCGTTGATCCGGCCCAGCCCGGCGAGCACCTTGTCGAACGGGTAGCGGGTCAGGAACACGTCGGCGAGCTGGGGCTTGAGCTGCATCAGCGGCGTCACCCCTTCGAGCGTCCGGTAGAAGCCCGCCGCCTGGTCGGCCATCTGGGCGCGGCGCAGCGGATTGTCATAGGTCATCTGGTACACGCCGCCGGCCTCGCGCACCTCGGGCGGCATGTCGTCGAGCAGGCCCATCTCCCACATCAGGTCGACCTCGCGGTCGCCCATCGGTGAAAACCATTCCGTCTCCTGCCGGCCGAGCGGCGACAGCAGCACGCCCTTTTCCGACGATCGTTCGAGGATATCGGTCGCCGAGACATGGGTTTTCTGTTCCATCCGGACCTGAAACAGATCCTCCCACAGCGCCCGCTTGATCACGGCGCGCGACTGGTCGAGCAGCGCCATCGCCGGGCCGATGTCCATCCCGTCGAGCAGCGCCTTGAGCGTCGGGTTCTTGTCGAAGTCGAGGCCGCCATAGGTGATCCCACCGGCGAAATAGCGGATGACCTGATCGAGCATGTCGTCGGTCGCGAGCAGCGGCGGTTTCGCCAGCAGCTCCACCGCCGTCACCAGATCCTTCATCATCTCCTGTGTCGCGCGGATCGCCGGCATGACGTTCATCACCGGGCCGCGACCATAGGTTTCGGTGGGCGACTTCTCGAACCGCGAATAGATCGTCGGCATGGTGCGATATCCGCCCTGGTCGAAGATCGCCTTGTCGCCGATCGACACGTACAGGCTCGCGATCCGCTTCCCCTTCGCGTCGGCGCGATCAGGATCCCAATCACGTCGGGGCCGGAGCACATGGATATATTCATGTTTCTCCTGCGGCTTGCGATCACGCATCGCCCGCTGGGCACACTCCGGCGCCGCATCGCCCCACTTCTCGACCGACTGCTCGGCCGTGAGCCTGAATTTTCTGTGCGTCCTATCGACGCGCCCATGAGCATTCTCGCGGACATAGAGTTGCCCGATATGCTCGGACCGGTAGTACATGCCGGTGATCTGTCCGCGACCGTCGCGCAGCAGTTCGGGCGTGATCGCCTGGTTGCCGAACGCGAGCAGCGACGCGACGCTCTCGTGCGTCTGTTCGGCGAAGCCCGACGCCGGCGCCGCGCGCAACGCGAAGAGCTGCGACGTCTTGAGTTCGTACCATGCCCGCACCCGGCGATTGTCGAGCAGCTTGTCGTCGAGCGGCGCGAGGGTCTGCCAGCGCGCGCCGCGGGGCATCGTGTGGCTCTCGAACACGGCGCAGCCATGGTCGAGCGCGAGCATCGCCGTCTCGTCGTAGATCCGGTCGGTCCGCTTCATGCCCTGGGTCAGGGAGAAGCCGCCCATGGGAAAATCCGCCTGGCGGGGAAGCACATGCTCCGCCACGTCCTGCCACTGGCTCTCGAAATTGGACCGGTCGGTTTCCATCACCCCCTGGTCGCGGATGATATCGGTCGCATCTTCCATCATCGGATCGTCCCCCGTCCAAATCGAAAATCGTCCCTCGCGCGCGGGTGCACGCGCACGTGCACGCGAGGGACAGGTCACATCACGCGAAAATCAGGCTGTCCGCCGCGAAGCTCGCGCCGCGCCCGCCACCGGCGCGGATCCCGCCCGGCACCTCGCAGCGCGACACCGGCTTGCCCTCGACCAGCAGCCAGGCATGGTCGATCCGCGCGAACCCGACATCGCGATCGATGTCGATCCGGCGCGCCAGCATCGCCCGCCCGTTCACGTCGCGAAACGCGGCCGGGTCGAACTCGATCGGCTTGATGTCCTCGATCAGGCCGCCATCCTCGGAAAAGACGATCGACGTCGGCCCGGTCAGCGCCGCCTCGATCGCCTTCACCGGCTCGGCCGGCAGCGCGAGCACGGTCGGGCGCGGTTTCTTCGCCGCCTTGGCCTTGACGGGCTTGCCGGCCTGCCCTTCGAGCGTCTCGATCTTGGCTGTCGCCGCGCCGAGCTGATCTTCGAGATGCTGGGCCCGCTCAGTCAGCGTTGCGATCACCACGGCCAAGGCCGCTGCCCCGTTCTGTCCTTCATCGAGCTTGGCAGGGTCGAAGCCGCATTGTTCGAGCAGCGCGTCAACCTTGTCCAGTTCGCCGGTCAGCTTCGCGATCTCCTCGCCGCGCGCATCGTGCAATTGGGTGAGTTCCGCCAGCGAAGCCGATATCGCCCTGTTCTCGACGACCAGCGTGACGATCCTCTCGCCGGCGAATGCGAGGATCGTCACTTCCTCGGGCCGCACGAACCCCTGATCGGCCAGCACCTGGCCGAGCCCATCGATCTTCTCTTTCAGGCTCAGCGATACGGCCTTCCAGTCCGTTTCGCCCCCCTGTTCCGGCGCGTTCGCGGCCGGCGTCAACGACTTTGCACCCATCTTCATTCTCCCTTCGCTCACCAGAAAATCACAGGCCCAGCAGCGCCTTGCCGCCGGCCGTCGCCGCCTCCGCCCCGCCGAAGCCGAGCAGCACATTGGCCCCGGCGCCGCGACGCCGGCGCAGCTCGTCGGACGCGGCGGCGTTTTCGGCCGCCATGTCCCTGGTCGCGACCGGCGCCGGCGCCTGCATCTTGGGTCTCCCGAACATTCCACCCATCTCACTGCCTCCCGCTGAAATAACCCCGCCCATGGTCGACGCGCGGCTGCGTCCGCGAGCGCTGCCGCCCGCGCCGATCCGCCTTGCCGAGCACGAAATCGACCGCCCCATCGGCTTCGAGGGCGGCATATTGCTCGCCGTCGCAGACATGGGTGTAGATGGTGTTGGCGATCTCCAGACGGCCCCGGCTTTCGCCCTCGCCGATCGTCGCCTTGGCGTAGCGATAGCCGCCGAGATGGCCCCGGATCAGGTGCTTGCAGCGGCTGTGGACCGCATAGCCGTCGATCTCCGCCATCGCCCGATGGATGACCTCCAACCGTGGCGTTGCCGCATTGGTGCGCGCCGGTCGCACCTTCACGCCCCGGATGCCTAGCCCGGCCTGGAAGGCGAGCACCCACTGATGTTCGTTATCGGCGCGGTCGGCGGCGGCGAAGGCGGCCGGATCGGCGCGGACGCGCAGCTTTTCCGGCCGCAGGTCGAAGAAATGATCGTTGAGCATCTGGCGGAACATCTGCCCGAATGCGGTCGGCCCGATCTTCATCAGGGTCTTTCCGTCCTCGTGCATGATCACGCACTCGGCCAGCGTGCGGAGCTGGGCCATCGGCGTGTGCTGCTGGGCCACGCCCGCCGCGAACAGCCCCTGGTCGACGCCGAGGATCAGGTCGCGCGACGGATCCCATTCGATGTCGCGGACATGCTGCTCGTAGCTGAAACCGGGATTGACCGGCTGCCCGAACTGCTGCGGCACGAACTTGTTGTCGACCATGCGGGCGACGTAGCTGGGCCGGTGCTTGTTCAGCGCCGCCTGGATCGCATAATAGCCTTTGGGCAGGTTGTGGAGGTTCTCCGCACCGGCCGAGCGGCCGCCGGGCTGGATGAACGTCTCGATCAGCTTGCGATCGCCCAGCGCCTCGATCAGCTCGGGGCTCAGCAGGTCGCCCAGCTCGCGCTCGACCGCCATCTTGTACACCCAATTGTCCATGTACGGGGCGTTGAGGGACAGGATGATCTGCGGATCGACGACGAGCGAGGGATCGAGATCGGAGAAGCGCCCGACGCGGCCAGACAGGAACGCGATCAGGTCGGGCGGCTGCAAATCCGCCTCGTCGATCATCACCGCGTTGACCTCCCAACCGCGGCACGCCGCCTCGACGCCCTGGTCGCCGATCGCGCGGAACTCCATTTCCAGTTCGCAGATGTCGATCGCCTGGCCGTATTCGTCCTCGTCGAGGATCAGGTTGAGCTTGTGCGAATAGGGGGCCTTCCGGCTGAAAACCCCGTCGCTTTCCGGGTGGATGCGGAACCACGACGGGAGCGTGTTCTTCTCGATCGACGGATAGGTCTCGCGGATGACGCCACACCGCGCCTTGCGCCGCTTCCGGCCCCGGCTGTCGACCTTGAACCCCTGCCGCATCCCGACGCGGCGGAGCTTGCGCAGCGCCGTCATCGTCTTGGCCGAGCCGACCGGCCCGATGATCACCGACAGGAACGACCGATCGTCGAGAAACGCCTCCGAAATCGGCCCCGGCGAGTTGAGCACGCGGGTTTCGATATTGGGATCGTCGATCATGCATCATCCCCAAGGTCGAGATCCTTGGCGACGCGGATCGGCGTGCCGTCGATCGTCTGCCCGCCGGCGGATTTCATCTCGCCGCGCTGCTCGATCACCCGAACGCCCCTGATCGTCGCATCGACCGCGATCGGTTTCTTGCTTTCGAGGTACGGGATCAGGCCCTCGGCGCAGCGGATGCGGAGCGACTGGGCCTCGGCATAGGACATGCGCTCGACGACGACGTTCGGCTCGCCGGTGCCTCGGAAACTGTGGACTTTTTCCTGTTTCGACGCCTCGATCAGCAGGTGCGGATCCGTTGCCTGGATCTGCATCATCGTGATCGCGGGATGTTGGCCGAAGCTCAGCAGGTAACGCGCGAAATCGTCGGTTCGCTTGTTGCGCGCACCGCGCGGCCGACCGCGCTTGCGGGCGTCCCGCGCATCGCGCACGAGGGCGAGCCGGCCGGCATCGGGGCCGAGCCGCTCGCGGGCTTCGAGGATCTCTTCCGGCGTGACCGGATCCAGCATGTCGAGCTGTTCCTGCTCGGCCTGCTCCGTCGCGAGGATCGCCTTCGCGTCCGCGACGAACTCTGCGACCACCTTGGCGTCGCCGGTCTCAGTTGACATGGCCCCAGCCCCTACCTAGCGTCTCGATCTCCGCGCCGGCGTTCGTCGCCAGGCGCTCCCCATGCCCCCGGCCCCGGTTCGAAGCGGTCCATGACCGCGCCTCACCCCGGCCCGTGGGGCATCGGACCCACTTTCCGCACCCCCGGCCCCGGCCGATTACGTCGAGCGAAGGCGCCCTCCCGAGGGCCGACAGCGAAGGAGGGCAGGGCCACCGGACCAAAATCCGGAAAATCTCGTGCGCGAGCAGGAGCGGGGAGGGCGACGTCGAAAGGGGGGAACCGCCCCCTGCGGCTCCGCCGCCGCCCCGATCGGCCCGGCTCGCGCTCAGTCTGGCAGACTGACGACAGAGCCCGGAAAGGGCCGCAGGATCAACGCCTTGCGCCGATCCTTCCAACATCGCCCTTCCAACATGCGCGATCGGCCCCCACGAAAACGGCGGAAATCCGCCATTCGCGTCCGGCCCGCCGGCGACCTGCGCACGGAGCTGACCAGGCGCCCCGATCGCCCGCACCCCCCGCCGAAACTTTCGCCGCGCACCCCCTCCAAACAGGCCCTTATCGGCGCCGTCGGAGCCGGAACGTCGATATCCGCCCCATATTTTATTGGTTTCCAAGCACTTAGGCGATACGGAGCCGAGCCGGTTCCATCCTGCCGAGCCAGTGGAACCGAAAATGGAACCGGAAAACCAAAGAATATCAAAGACATATTCTTTCGGTTCCACTGGTTCCACTGGTTCCATGGATATAGGTCTCACGTACGCGCGCGTGTGTGTGATCGTGTCACGCGCGCGCGTGAGAGAGCGGAACCGGTGGAACCGGCCCGTTAAGCCCTTGAGATCGTTGGAAAAGCCGGTTCCATTTCGGGTTCCATCCCGGTTCCACTTTGGAACCGCCCCCCAGCCCGGCTGTGTGGCCACCATGGACCCCCTTTCTGTTGGTATCAAGCGGGCCGGGGCGCGGGGCACAAAAAAAGAGGGCGCGGGCGAGGGCGCAAGGGACAGATAATCCGGGCGCGGGAAGGTGCGAGCGGAGCGCGATCGCACCGCGTCCGCTGCCCTCCGGGCATCGAACGCTGATCGCGCGAGTTGATGATAGGAAATGGCTAATTTCAGCCATTTCCGGGCAAGATTGGACCGCAATATTTTACCTATTGACAATTCGATGTGTCTATCAAAACATAGACAGGCAAGGCGGCGGCATCTGGCCGCGCCGATGGTCAGAAAGGACCGATCATGATCACCCTTCACCAGCTCTTGAAATTCGCCCAGCTCCACGATTGCAGCAATGAAGGCGTCGCCTTCATTGACGGCGACGCGGTGCAGATCCCGATCGACTGCCGGCTGCCCGACGGCCGCTGGCTCATCCTGTGGGAACGCGCCGAAACCCTCCGCGAGGCCCGCGACGCATTGGGCTACTGATCGTCGGCCCCGACAGCGGGCCAGGGCGGCGAAACGGGGCCTCGGGAGCAATCCCGAGGCCCCTTCGCATGCGGGGTGCGCTGATGCCGCTAGGGAGCGCCCTATAACGCTCCGCCGGGGCCCTCGCGAGGCGTACCGGACACCCCTCTCTATAATCCGCCCGCCGCTCATAGCTCGCCCTGATCCGGCAGCAGCGGCTTATCCTCGTCGTCGGTCTCGAGCGCGCAGATATGCTCGATCGGAACAAGCGTCGCCCGATCCTTGATCCCGTCGAACTTGACGTCGACCCCCTTGATCGCGCCGGGCAGACGGCCGAACGACTGCGACCACACCCCCCCGGCCCACACGGTTTTCTCGAACTGCTTGGCGAGGCCGTGCAGCCGCTTGCCGCCGATCGCGACATAGACCTGCTCGCCCAGCTTCGCCGGCTTCACGCCCACGCCGCCCTTCGGCTTGTCCACCTTGTTGACCAGGCGGATGCCGACGGCCGACAGGCGGGCCCGGGCGCGGTTCATCACCTGCTCGTTGTTCAACAGCATGCCCTTGCGGATCACGCGGGAGATCGGCTCCTGATCCTCGCCGCCACGCGCATGGAGATAGCTCGACGCCAGGTGCGTCGCCGCGTCGGCCTCGTCGGCGCGATCGTCCTGGGCCTCGCTGGTCATGATGAACATCAGCCGCTCGGCCCACTCGGCGACGCGGGACGGGGAGATGTCCTCCGCGATCGGGTCGAACCGCTCTTCGATCAACCCATCCATGCTGTCGAACATCAGCAGGTCCGCGCACGCCAGCAGCGTGCCGTACTGATCCTGCCCGCGCTGGTCGAAACCGACCTGCATCAGCGCGAGCTGATAGGCTTCCAGCGTCTCGTGGAAGCGCCACCACTGGTCGACCATGCGCCGGCGCAGCATCGCGCCCACCTGGCGCCACTCCGCCGGATCCAGACGGATGCCGACGCCGCCCTCGAGCTTCTTCAGCTCGAGGAAGGTCAACCGGCTGCGATCCTGCGCCAGCATCGGCGGCACGAGGATGGAGGAGAACAGGAAACAGGTCTGCGCCGCGAACTCGGCCGCCGTATGATCCTGGGATCCGCGATGGATCTTGCTGCCCGAACTGGCCAGGCGCGCCAGCTTGATCACCGGGTCGCTCGTCGTGCCCTGCTCGCTCGGCTCGCGCTCGTCGAACATGATCGGCAACGTCTGCAGCTTGGTGAGCTGTCGGATGCCGGCCTCGGTCGCGTCGGCCGTGCGGATCACGCCGTCGCCGAACATGATCGCGATCAGGCCCTTTTCGCCGTTCAGCGTCGTCTTGCCGGTGCCGCGGCTGCCCGTGATCCAGCTATGCGGCCGCCACGGCAGGGCCCCGGCGACGGCCATTGCGCCGAGCTGGCCCAGCAGCAGCCATGGGTCGATCACCGGCCGCACCCAGTTCCACGTCTTGAGCAGCGCCAGCGTCTTGGCTGCCGGCGCGCTGTCGGGGATTTCGGCGGCGGGCTTGGGAATGCCCGGCTTGGTCGGATAGACGAACCCGTCGATCAGGCCAGGATCCACCCACCGCGCCGGCCGGCTCTCCCCGTTGATCCGACGCATTCCGCCCAGCAGCACGCGATCGCCGCAATGCAGGATCAGCTCGCCGTCCGGCCCGCTATGCGCCCCGCGCTCGCGGACATGCCCCTCGGGGTCGAAGATCCCGGCGAAGCTCGCCGCCTGGATCAGCTCTTTCTTGACGTCGGCATAGACGAACCCGACGATCGGGTAATGGTCGCGGCCGGTATGCGGATCCTTGACCGGCTTTCCATAACGCGGCCAGTGCGTTTCGAGGAATTTATACTCGCGGCCGAACAGCGTAATGATGCCGACATCGTTCCAATCCTTGGTCGACATGCGGATCATCTGGCGCGCTTCGTCCAGATAGAAGCTCGCCGTGCCGAGCCGCCCGAGCGGCGTCACCGGACAGCCCACCGGCAGCACCGGCCGATCGGGCTCGCGATCCTGCGGCGCATCGGACGACGGGCGGAGATCCGGCGCGTCCTGCGGCTTGATGTCGGCGATGCCCATCAGGCGGCCTCGCGCTGCAGGGCATCGAGCCGATCGCTCGCGAGGTGGAAATATTTCGGGTCCAGCTCCGCGCCGACATAATTGCGGCCACACAGCAACGCGGCTTCGCCGGCCGCTCCCGATCCAGCGAAGAAATCACCGACAAGGCCGCCAGGCGGGCAGCTCGTCTTGATGAGCATCGCCAGCAGCTCGACCGGCTTCTGTGTCTCATGGATGGCGAAGCCATGGCAGCTACGATGATAAATGACGCTGCGCTGGATCCGAGGACCACCATCCTCGCTCTTGAAGGGCGCACCCTCGGAATACCCGCGTAGATGCTTAGGTTTGCGCTTACGGCGGTGTACCGATCGCTGCAACGCGTCGAAAGTAAACTGAACCTCATTGAATATGCCGGCCCATGGGGCATCTTTGCGGTAAAACTGTACCGCGAGTTCATGCACGCGGCGGAAGCGATCCTTATGGAGATTGGAGCCGTTGTGCTTTTCCCACACGATCTCCTGGGCGATCCGCCATCCGGCCGCGTTGAAAGCAGTCGCCTGCTCCATGAAGAAGCGAAGCGAGCCCCATACCCACATGCTGCCTGACGGCCTGATCGACTCGAGCGCGACCTTTTCCCAGCCCCGGACGATCTTGTCCCATTTGAGCGAGGTGATGCCATAGGGCGGATCGGCCATGATCATGTCGAACGGGCCGTGTTGCGCCATTACCTCGCGGCAGTCGCCGTGAACCAACCGGATGCTCACGCCACGGCCCTCCCGCCCTTGCGGCCGAAGAACCCATCCGGATCCTTGCACAGCCAATCGTTGAAATCCTTGTGCGGGCGCGGCGGATAGATGATCCGCACCTTGAAGCCGCGCGCCTGCAGCTTGCCGATCTCGCGTTCCAGCGTGTCGACCGCCTTCGATCCATAGGCGTCGTTCTGCCCGATGATGACGATCGACCCGGCCTGCTCGGGAAGCTGCAGCGCCCCCACCTTCGACAGGCTGACCGCCGCGATCACCCGCTTGTCCGGCATCCCCATCGCCACGGAGAGGCCGTCCTCGATCCCCTCGGACACATAGACGTCGGTCCCGTCCGCGATCGTCGCCAGCTTGCCGGCGCCGTCCCCGCGCCAGAGCTGGATGAACCCGCCCTTGCTCGCCCCGAGCGTCAGTTTCGGATCGGCGAGCAGCGCCTTGCCCCAGCCACCATCGGCCCGCTGGCTGATCCACGTGCGATGCGTGCCCATATGCGCCCCGTCGAGCCCGACGATCGCCGCCAGCAGGCAGGGCAGTTTCCCACCCGCTTCCTTGTTGATCACGTCGGGCCGATAGCGCAGCGCGCCCGGCGCCCGCCCCAGCACGCGCAGGTCGATCGACCGCCCGCGCAGATAATGCTCGGCCGGCGTGCCCGGGATCTTCGCCGCGTGCAGCCACAGCCCGAGTGCCGCGTTGCGGATCCGCTGGATCTCGGCCGCGTGCTGTTCCTCACGCGCGCTCGCGTCGCGCTCGACCTGGCGCCGCGCCCGCTCGAAACTCGATCGGTCGCCATTGGTGATGCCGAGGAAATCCTTGGCCCAACCAATGGCGTCCTTCTGGTCGCCGCCGCAAAGGCGGATACGGATGAGATCCAGCATATCGCCGTCCTCTTCGCCCGATCGCGCGGCCCCGAAATCGTGCCAATGGCCGATAAACGTTCCGGTCACGTCGACGGCGAGCGAATAGCGTCCGCTCTTCACGTCATCCATGTTGCTGGTCTTCCAGTGCGTCGGGCTGCCGGTCGGCGGGTCCCAGACGCCATTGGGCAGGCAGTGGGGCGCCAGTTCGCGAGCCCGCTCGTTGAGCAGGCGGCAGATCGTTTTAAACTCGGCGAAGCCTCGCCCTGCCTGCCCCCCGGCCATCGGTCAATACTGTCGGAAGATCGGGCCGCCGGTGATCGCCAGCACATAGATGTTGCTGCGCGGCCCCAGCATCTCCTCGATCCGCGCCGGCCCGGTCAGCGTGACCGTGTCGGCCGGCGCCGCCGGCTGCCGCGTCGCGATCGTGAAGGTGATGCTGTCGCTCTCCGCCAGGTACAGCACCACGCCGCACCCGACCGCGCGATCATCCTGCAACAACGGATCGCCGTTCGTGGCGTCGACGACGGCGGGCACCGCCTTCATGATCCCGTCGATGAAATAGCGCATCCCCCGTGCTCCTTTAGGGTTCGATGGTCGAAATCGATCGCGCGCGCCGCGCGAGATCCTGCAGCCGCCCGCCAAGCCGCGCCGCCTCATCCGGCATCAGCACGCGCACGAGCTTCCTGTCGGGAAAGATCATCACGACATCGCCCAGCATCAGCGCGACCAGGGGGAGGCGATCATCTTCGGGCCTGTCGCGCTCCGGTCCGTCGGGCCCCTCGGGCGCGGGCGATCGGCGCGCCGGATCCGCGCCGTCGCCTGCGCCGTCGGGAATGCCGCCGGCCGTGGGGGCGGCGGCATCCTCGGGGGGCTCGCTATAGGTCAGCCCGACGGGCAGGGGGCCCGCCAGGCGCATCAGGGCATGCATGATTGGCGGCGGAAGCTCGGCGGGCTGATAGCGCGCCTCTTCGATCGCCTCGACATAGCTGCGGGATATCCCGCCGATCCGCCGCGCCGCCATGCCGGTGGTCAGCCCCTCGCGGAACCGCCACTGGCGCAGATAGTCGGCCAGCAGCAATTGCCGGTCGACGATCGCGAGCTGCTCGCGCAGGTCGGGCAGGGGCGCCGCCGTCATCGCCGGTCGCCCTCGTCGAACGGCCAACGTGCCCGCTGTACGCGGTCTATCGTTACGGCTATGCGCCGCGCGCCGACAGCGATCAGGAACAGGGCCGGCAGCACGATCGCGCCCACGATCGCGAAAAATATCGCGGTCATCGGATGGACCGCGCCCGTCGCCGGGCGCGCCCCGCGCAACCCGGTAAATTACCCATAGTTGACAACGCGTTAAGCGTGTCAGAGCGTCGGGCTTCCGTCCGGGGGGAGGGGTCAAGTGATTGGTTTGCCGCAGCCGTCATCAGGCGGCCTTCATCGAAAGCGACAGTTTCGTCGGAGGCGCGAGATCGTCCAGCGATAGCTCGCCGTTGCTGATCTCGCGCAAGCGCTTTGCCAAGCCCATGCCAGCTTGGCGCGCACCGCGCTCGATCGCGCTGATATATTGGACGTGACAACCCGCACGATCGGCCAGCTCTTGCTGGGTCCAACCGCGGGCTTCCCTCCATTTTTTCAGCTTCGACATGCGCCTCTCTAGCGATAGAGGGGCCATAATAAGTCTATGTGTCTTACGAGGTCAATCGACAAGACAAGGGAATTGCTGCAAGGTAAGTCACAGTGTCTTATGTCATCGCCATGTTTCCGGATAACCGCATCCGAGATATCCGCAAAAAGGCGGGTCTGACGCAGCACGAGCTGGGCCAGAAGGTCGGCCTGCATCAAACGCAGATTGGCAACATCGAAAACGGCGCGCGCCCCCTTTCGCTCGATTGGGCGCGGCGGATCGCCGATGCGCTTCAGGTTGCTGTGTCGGATCTGTTAATCGAGAAGGACAATCCCTGGCAGCTATCTGCCGAGGAAAAGGCGCTGCTTCAGAATTTCCGTCACGCCAGCGATGCCCAGAAGGCACTTATCGCCAGGGTAGCCGAACCGTTGGACGGCGGCGGTGACGAGAGGAAGAGCGCCGCTTGATCGCCATTATCGCGGCTCTTGTCTGTTGCATGGCGGGCGGAGCTGTAGCGGGTGGTCGCTGGCTGGCTCGAGGACGTGCTCGGCTCTACACACCCTCACCTGCGCTAGACATGATTTCTATGGGCGGGGCCTTTATCGTGCCAGCCCTTTCTATCTGGGATATCTGGCCGCTCGCAGGATGGTGGGGTCTGCTGATTTTTCTGCTGGGTGGCGTGATTGGTCGACTAGCTGCTGGGGCCTACGTTGGCGAGGGGCAAGCAAGCGGCACGATGGTCGATCGGATTACAGTCCTTCTCCTTTCGGGGTCGATCGCGACCTTTGTTGCCTTCGCGGTCCAATCGTTCTTATCGCCGAAATAAGACTATTTGACATACTAAGACAAATAGACTTATAACGCCGCCGTTCAATCGAACGGAGGCACCATGTCTGTTCACCAGCTTATCGAGGCGAGGCGCGCCGAACAGGGCGTCGGGCTCGTCTACATCGCCCGGCGCGCCAAGCTCGCGCCCGAGCTGACCGTCGGCGCGATCGTCAAGCGGATCCGCCAGTGGGTCGACAAGGCGAAATTCCCGCCGCCCGCCACCCCGCGCATCTATCGCGGTGAGGAGCTGACCGGCGCCAACGCCGTCCACGCGCACGCCCGCTGGGACAAGGCCCATGTCGACGCCTGGTTCGACAACCGCACCCCGCCCGAGCTGCGCGTCGTCGACGACGGCTACCTCCGCGCCCACGTCGCCGGCCTGCTCGACACCAAGGCCGCCGCCATGTTCGCCGGCGGTGCGCGATGAGCGGCCCCAGCTTCGACATCGACGAGGCGGATCGTCAGTTCATTGACCGGATCGTCTGGCGCTACGCGGCGGATTTCAGCAGGACGATGCGCGTCGAGCCCAGCAAGAGGGCGCTGGAAAACCTGCGCATGGATCTGGCCGCCACCCATGCGAACGGCTGCCCGATGGACTTCGCGAAGCTGGCCGATACCGACAACTTCACCTTCGCGCACGACATCGGCGGGATCGACCGCCATATCGACCGCGCCACCGGCAAGCTGACCAACTTCTTCCTGCCGCGCTGCGCCAAGCGCGAGCCGATCCCGGGTATTCCCGCATGAGCCGCTATTGCGGCCCCGAGCAGATCAGCGCGCCGGGTCCGTCCTCGCTCACCATCGAGCTGGGCGATCGCCAGGTGCGTGCTCGCCATGCCCACGAAAGCGGGATCAGCATGTTCGAGAGCGATTGCGCCGGCTGCGGCAAGCATCACGACATCGTCACGGTCTGCTTTTCGATCGACAGCATCGCGCCGCCGACGCGCGCGATCTACCTGTCGTTCACCCCGGCGCAGGCCCGCGACTACGCGGCGATGCTGATCGACGTCGCCAATCAGGTCGACGGCGGCGGGGTTCGCCAGTGATGGGCGCGCCCTACACCCGCCGCCATCTTGCGTTGCACGTCGGGCTCGCCCTGCTGGGTTGCCTGTTCTGGTGGCACGTCATCGACTGGCTGGTGTCGCTGTGAAGGGCATGCCCGATCGGTGGACCCGCACGCCCTGGCTGCTGCTGGCCCTGACCGCTGCCTTCATCGGCGGCGTCTGGTCATGGGTCGCCCTCGCTACCTGGGCCTTCGGTCGATGATCGAGCCCATGCCGCCCCACCGCGACGAAGAGGGCTGGCATGGCATCTGCCTCTTCTTCGTCGCTTTCTTCCTTCTCATGCTGTCGGGCGTCGTGCGCGCCTGGATCGGAGGCCGTTTATGAGCAGAGCTGGCGACGCCGTTTCCCTGACCATCCATCGCATCGCGGCCGACGGCCGGCGGGTCGATACCGACACCATCAAGGCGATGTACGAATTCCAGTACTCCAACGTCGCTCTTGCCGACGTGCTGGGCGAGCGCATCGACCAGATTTTCCGCCACGGCTACTCGGCCGAGCATGACCGGGCGCACCCGCCAACCGATCTCCCGCTCGCGGCGCTGACCTATTTGGAAGATGCGCTGACCAAGCTGCACGGCGGCAAGGGCTACGCCGCGCCGATCCTCGGCGACGCGCCGGAAGCGCCCGCCCCATGGCCGTGGCGCGACCTCTTCCGACCCGCCGACGCGCGCACCAACATGGTCAAGGCCTGCGCGCTGCTCCTTGGCGCTATCGACCGCCTCGACAGCGCGGCGGCGGAACCCGACACCGCGCCCTGCGCATACGGCGCGCGGTGATGGCGAAGCGACCCACCAAACCCGCGCCGCAGCGCGACACGATCGCCAGTCTGCGCGGCAAGCTGATCGACGAGCAGAACCTGACCGCCCATCTGTTGCGGCAGGAAGTCGAGATCAAAGTCCAGGCGCAGCGGCTGCAGCGTCAGTCGGGCGCGGCAGCGCGCATTCTCCGCACGCTCGGCTGCATTGAGCCAAGGCACGGTCGGATCATAACGACCGCGATCGCCGAGATCCTCGCCGCCAATGCGGAGGCTCGCCCCTTCTCCTTCGACGAGGACGTGCCGTTCTGATGTCGGACATCGGCCACAACAGCAGCATCAGCTCGTCGGCCGCCCAGGAGCTGCGCCTCTTCGTCGAGCGCGTCGAGCGCCTCGAGGAGGAGATCAAGGGCATCAACGAGGACAAGCGGGACGTCTACGCCGAGATGAAAGGTCGCGGCTACGATCCCAAGATCGTCAAGAAATTGCTCGCGATCCGCCGCAAGAAGAAGGGCGAGCACGAGGAGGAGATGATGATCCTCGAAACCTACATGTCAGCATTGGGGATGATCTGATGCCGCTTCCCGTCGACCCGATTTCTGGCGGCCATGTGCTGACCAACAGCGCCGGCATTGACGATCGTTGGACCTGCCCGAATTGCTACGCAGATCATGTTGGCAGCCTTGAAGGCGAAACGGTCAATTGCGACTGCGGCGCCACGCTCAAGCTGACGATCGAACAGCAGCCCGTATGCGTCGCAACCTGCGTCGATCCCGACAGCAAGGATGAGCGCTGATGTTCACCGGGGGCCTCTTCATCGACGGCTTCGCGGGCGGCGGCGGCGCGAGCACCGGCATTGCCATGGCGATCGGGCGCGAGGTCGACCACGCGATCAACCATAGCGAGACCGCAATCGCCATACACAAG